ATGTTTTGCATGTTGGGATTTCGTCCAGAAAATCTACCTGTACTGGTGATGTGCTGAGTGAGTCCAACGTGTAGCATCCCTGTGGTTGGCTTTCTATAAATATCAATGCCATCAACAAAACTGCTGAGGTAACTAGAAATAGCAGAAAGCCTTTTAACATCAGTAAGAAAATCCACAGCACTATCCATGCCGTTGTTCTTAGCAGTCGCAATGAGTACATCCAAGTTGTCTTTACCTGTACCAAATCCATTAGCTGTTACCCACTTCTTACTTGGTGCAGCAAAGCATAACCCTGCCATCTTGTTGATCTTAGTTAGCTGATAGCCACGTGCATCACAGTCTTTACAGTTGTTAGGTTTCTTGAAGCGTGTACCGTCCTTCTTTACTTTGTACGTTTTACCTTCCCCATTGCATGTCGGGCAGGTGAAAGCCTTGGTACGGAGTATCGGAGTCGAGTTAGCTTTAACCGCCGCTTTAAACTCTTCTTGTGTTTCCACATAGTCGAAGAGCGCTGCCCATTCCTTTTTGTTATTGACCGCAACTGAGAATACAACTTGGGACATTTGCTCTGGAGAATTGAGATTGATAGGGGTATCCCCCATAAGTTCCCTGACTTGTTGCTGAAGACGTTCTTCGATCTGCGCTTTCTCATTCTGAAACTCCTTACGTACTACTTCAAGGGCGCTGTTATCCACACAGAATCCTGACATGTACATTCTTGTGAGGGTTTTGCAGGTGTTGAAGGTGACTTCTCTGACTGGATGAAGGGAAGCGGATTCTGGTTGGGCGTAGTCATGTTCTTGATGGAGGAACAGCTCACGAGTTGTGAGCAGATCATGCCTAAGATAAAAGTTAAGCTCGTTGAGAGGTATTTCATTTGTGTTGTATCCTTCCTTGAAGTAACGCTTCAGCGTGTCATCCTTCTGGAAGTCTAGCTGTCTGCGCTCAGCACATGCCTCTAAGCCTACAGGTATCTTCTGCCCACGTACAAGCAAATACTCTGCTAGCATCGTGTCATAGATAGGACCGTCATACTTATACCCACACTCCCATAACCACATGAGATCGTGCTGTGCATTATGCATGATCAACAGGGTTGTCATATCCAAGATAGACTGCAGGGTCTTTCTACCTGCACCACTGTTATCTTTGTACTCCACGTGGTCAAGCGTAATGATGTTCTCGTTCTTCCAGTTATCTACATCAAGCACACCTACCTGTGTAAGTGTGTTGCCTGGCTCAAACGGGTCCATGATAGTCTTGCCATCACGTTTAGTTGTTGTGTTCTCTACATCTAATACATTACGCAAGGTACTGACTCCGTTCACCGTCTAACTCACAGTGTACTACACCATGCCATCCACCTTTAAGTTTGTTCTTTGCAATGTTTAGGTGACGTTGGTTGCTCTCTTCGTCATCCTGACCCTCAACCATTTTGTTCTTACTGATCAGTACCATTAGGTCAGCCTCTGCTGCCTTGCCTGTCTTCGATCCTTCTAGCATTGATTGATCTACACGTACCATACCTTCAGCTACAGCAGATAGCTGTGACATCCATATGATAGCGCAACCGTATTGCTTAGCGATGTTACGTGCATGGATAGCTGCCTCTTTCAGATAGACGTCTGACTTGTCACTTGTCTTAGCTGCAAACTTATCACCCATGTCTAGCACTACAATGTCTGGCTCGTATGCTTTGACGATAGCCTCAACCCATGACATGTCTTTACCTGTGCTATCCTTAATAAAGATGTTCTCTTTGACAGGCTTGTAGCGTAACGCAGCGACAGGCATGTTGTTCTTAACTTCATCCATGCTCATGCTAGTAGCTGCACTAAGGTAACGTGCACCAACACGCTCATAGCTTTCCTCGTTACAGAGGATCATACACTTAGCACCTTGATGTGCGAACCCATCTGGTGCAGCGATAGTGCTAGCGTGGAAGCTAGTCTTACCAGTGTTAGGACGTGCACCTACAACAACTAAGTGACCTCCACTGATACCCTCAACCTTACGGCGTAGGGATGGTATGTTCCACTTCCATTGCGACTGAATATCGTTAGCTTCTAGCAATGTCTCAATGCTAATGTCATCCCAGTCTACTTTGAGGTTAGGCATGAAGTCATCTTGATAGTCACACAGTAAGTTACGCAATGGTTCTAAACTATTCTTGCTACCGTTAACATAGTCAAAGCCAAGGTTAGCAATCTCTTCACCGACTACCTGTTGGAATAGCTTGGATAGTACATCATCAGCTATCTCTTTGTTAAGCGGGTTCTCTCTAGCAATCTTGTTAAACAGATCACGAAACGCTTCCTTGTTAGCTGTAGTCATGCTGTTGTTGCCAGCGTAGAAGAGTGCTTCTAACTCTGATGGAGTCAGCGTCTTCTCATACGTATCCATAGCATAGTCTAGCGTCTGCTTGATCTTACGTACATCTTTAGTGAATATCTTATCAGGGCAACGGATACCCTTGTGGTTATCATAGAACTCTTTGTCCATCAATGTACGGATCAGTGCTAGTTCCATCATGTCGTGTCTCCTCTAAGACTGTGGCTAGGCGTACTCTTTCTTCTTTGTGTACTGCCTATCCTGTATTTCCTTTTGTAAGTATGCGATCTCACACTGGATCAACTTACGCTCATAAGCTTCTAGCTTGGGGTGTTGTAGCTTGTCTTGCCACACCTTTAGTTCTTCTTGTAGCTCTTTAACTGAAGTCATTTCACATCTCCTTGTGACCAGTAATCCCAGCTTTCAATATGCCCACCGTCATACACAGCGTCAAGTGCATTGTCAAACTTTTTGTTATTGATGTACATGCGACACGCTTCTAGTACTTCATCTACTGGTAGATCAACGTAGACATGACCAAGCGGTACACGTGGATCAACTATTGCTGTCTTGGGCGTTGGTGAATCTTGCATAGAATGCTCCTTCTGGTGACTTAAGTGCAGCCATAATATCTAGTAGCTGCTGATATGTAATACATACTATCTGGTTAGCGTTCATTTCTTCTACAAACTGACGTATAAATACAACACCATCATCCCCAATGATAACCTCTACGTCTTCACATGTATCTGATTCATCAAGGGATGTAATGACTGATGCATCTGATTCAAACTCTACGGTGTACATTACTTATCCTTTATACATACTAGCTGTGCTTCTTGCGGTACTTGATTCTCTAACTCCTCGAATGCATCAAAGCAATCATACATAGAAGAGTGTATACCTAGTGTGTTAACATAAGGTCTACCTTCATGTAGGAATACAAGAACCAAGAGCCACTTCATTCCTCGTACATCCTTAGTGCTTCCCATGATACAGGGTATAGCGTAGCCATTACGTCTTCAATCTTCTCAGCTACGATACGTGTCTCAGCCTGGGTGTCTTCCTTCAAGCGTAGTCCACACATCTTAGCAAAAGCATACAGCGTACCTGACCAGTACCATTCTGTCATCATAGACTGTGGTAAGTGCATACGTGCTTGCTCTGGTGTCACACCTTCGTCTAGCTGTTGTTGGTATAGCTGCCGCATTACGTTGTTGTGGTACTCTACGTTAGCATTAGTCTTTACTACACCTTCACTGCCTTGCTTCTTATCAGCGCTACGTCCACGCCATACATCAGGTACGTAGAACTCTGGTTCACTATCCACGTAGCGGCGGCTGATCTCATTCCACGGCATGTACTCATGCTTGACTAGCTGACGTGCTACAAACACTGGAGCCTTAACATGGAACGTAGTGAACGTGTGGTTGAATGGTGACTTATGTTTCTCTCTAGCAAGATACTTGATCAAGCGATTATCTTTGTGCTGCAGTACCTTAGCTTCACCATTATGTACACGCATCATATAGTCTGACTTCTTACCAAAGCTAACACGTGCAGCATTAACTACAGATAGGTCATCACCCATGTGATCTACGTAAGTTACTTCTATCATTTAACTTTTACCTCCAAACAAACTACTGTTTCTCCTTGATGGTTTAGCATTACTTCTGCTTCAATCAAGGCTTTACTACATTCTTCTTGCTTAGGGTAAGTATTTATTTGGTAATACTCTACCCCTTGACTATTAATCATTTGTATCCAGAGTAATACCCATACCATTAAACTAACTCCTTAAGTTTGATTATATCAGACTCTACCTTATACTTCAGGTCATCGTCAAGTCTTAATGCTCTTGTGTCTAACCCTGTCCATGACTCTATCTCTCGCTTGTATGCCAAGGTCTTGTGTGCAGCATCAGGGTCTAACGCTACAATTACCCTAAAGAAACCATCCAAGTGTTTCATCATTGTAACATTAAGTGATGTACCAAGGATAGCTACACCTGTCAAACCTGGCACAAGTCTAGCTGCTGTGACTGCACTAATGACATCCTCTACCAGTAAAGCTACACCATTGGGTTTACCTATAGTACGTTTGTATACATCAGCTACGCCACTGTAACGATACCACTTTGGTATAGCTCCATCTAACGCACGTCCAACTGCATCAATGAGTCTACCTTCATGTCGTATTGGGAACACAGTGCGTCGATCTTTGACATCGTACATCAAGTATTCATACTCCAAGTCCCAGCGCTTGACAAACTTAGTGTGCAGTGAATGCTCAGCTTTGGGGGTGACTACATGTTCAGGCCATGTAAGCAACTCTTGTTCCTCCTTTGCGGATGTAGTACGTGGGCGTAACCTACCCATGATCTC